ATGATGGAGGATTGACTGATGAAATGGTTACGTACTGTAAGCAAGACGTTAGCCTCACTTGTGACCTGTACCGCTACCTTATGTCGGAACTTAACAAGTGGACTGACCCTAAGAAGAGTATACTACTGGAGCACAACATCGCAGTCCTCTGTCGCAAGCAGGAGGACAACGGTTTCAAACTGGATATCCGTAAAGCTCAAAGCCTACGGGCTTCTATGTCAGATCGAATGGGTGCTCTTGAGGATGAGGTGCAGGCAGTGTTTCCTCCGATTGTTGAGGAGCGTTGGTCTGAGAAAACAGGTAAGCAACTAAAGGACAGGGTGACTGTATTCAACCTAGCATCCCGCAAGCAGATATCAGAGAGGCTTATGGGACTAGGTTGGAAACCAGAGAAGTTCACAGAAAAGGGACAACCTATCGTTGATGAGACTACGCTAGAGGGTATTGATATACCACAGGCACAACTCATTGCTGAGTACTTGATGTTGCAGAAACGTGTTGGACTGATTGATTCATGGTTGAAGTTTGTGACTGATGACGATAGAGTACATGGTGCAATCATTACCAATGGTGCAGTGACAGGCAGGATGACACACCATAGTCCCAACATGGGACAGATACCTAGTGTATCTAAACCCTATGGTGAGGACTGTCGTAGACTATGGACTGTAGATGATGGACATGTGCTAGTGGGGACAGACCTTTCCGGGATCGAGTTGAGATGTTTATCGCACTACATGCAGGATGAAGAATGGCAGGAGGAACTACTGAATGGCGACATCCATCAAAAGAATGCTGATGCCGCAGGTATCACAAGACCTCAAGCGAAAACACTTATCTATGCAACGCTGTACGGGGCAGGGCCAAGTAAAGTTGGCAGTATCGTTGGAGGCGGGGCGAAAGAGGGGAATGAAATCCTCTATCGTTTTTATTCTAACACCCCTAAGCTCCGCATCCTTATGGAAAAGGTTGCGAAAGTGGCGGCAAAAGGGTATGTGCCGGGCTTGGATGGTAGAAGAATACTGGTGCGTAGTGAACATGCCGCACTTAATTCATTACTACAAGGATGTGGGGCTATCATTGCAAAGCAGTGGTGTATTGAAGCGCACAAGACCTTTAAGAAACAAGGACTACCTGTACAGCAGGTTGCATTTGTGCATGATGAAATTCAAATTGAAACAGAGGAGAAGTATGGTGAACAAGTTGCGGCAATCATGGTTGACTCAGCCAAGAAAGCCGGGACTACCTTGGGCTTTCGATGCCCAGTAGATGCTGAATCAAAAATTGGTAAAAATTGGTTTGACACACACTAAAACTATGTTATAATATTTATATAGCACCAACAGAGGAGAATGCTATGGAACAAACACAACGTGTAAAGATTAAGGCTGACGTTATGTGGGCTAACTTAGACAAGCCTAATGAAATGTCAGGCAAGTATCAGGTTGACCTTTGTAACCTGTCTGATCCCGCAGTGCAGGCTCTTGAAAGCATGGGCCTGACTGTGCGTCAGAAAGAAGACAAAGGGTACTTCATTACCTGCAAGTCTAACCAACCTATTCGCCCGTTCGATAAGTCTGGTGACACACTTGACGGTATTGCAGTAGGCAATGGCTCTAAAGCTATTGCAATGGTAGGCTCATACTCTTGGACCTTTAAGAATAAAGAAGGAGTATCGCCATCTCTTAAGAAGCTAGTCATTGATGAGCTAGTAACTTATGATGATGCAGAGCCAGTGGCTTTGGATGATGATGAGATTCTGTAAGTGAACTGCGCTCTTGTAGATGCAGACATCCTCAACTACCGCATCGGCTTTGCCACAAATGAGGAGTCAGAGGACATTGCTATCAGAACAATGGCGGGATTCTTGGAGGACTTGCTCCTCCTTGATCTTCCTGAAGTCCAAACATGGGAACTATTTCTCACAGGTAAAAACAACTTCAGACTAGATGTAGCAAAGACTGCACCCTACAAGGGCAACAGAACTTCTGATAAACCAAAGCATTACCATCTCCTACGGGAGTATCTTGTATCCTCTTGGGATGCTCTTGTAGTGGACGGTATGGAAGCTGATGATATGTTAGCGATAAGACTAACAGAGTTGGGTGAGGATGGAGTTATAGTGTCACTGGATAAAGACTTGGATCAGGTCTCTGGTTGGCACTATAACTTTGTCAAGCAAAACAAATACTTCATAACAGAAGCTGAAGGACTTCTTAACTTTTACATGCAGTTCCTAGTAGGAGACGCAGTAGATAACATCAAGGGTGCTAGAGGAATCGGTCCAAAGAAAGCAAGGAAACTATTAGAGGACAAGACAGTACCTGAGATGTGGGATGTGATAGTTGAGCATCTTGGTGAGGAAAGGGCAATAGAAAATGGGCATCTATTGTATATGTTACGTCATAAAGAAGACAGGTTTAAACCCCCGGTATGAAAGCGCAGTCAGCAAAAGCAAAAGGAAGGAAGCTACAGCAGGCAGTCAGAGATCATATCCTATCCACGTTTACGGGACTAGAACCTGATGACGTAAGATCAACAAGTATGGGAGCAGGCGGTGAGGATGTCCAACTTAGTCCTGCCGCAAGGAAACTGTTCCCCTACTCTGTTGAGTGTAAGAGTCTAGCTAAGATAGCTGTGTTTAATTACTATGAACAAGCATGTGGTCATGGAGAACATGAACCTTTAGTGGTGATCAAACAAAACAGATCAAAGCCACTAGCCGTTGTGGATCTTGAACACTTCATGAAACTTGTAAGGAGAAACAAATGAATCTATTTGATGATAAAGATCAAGCACAAGTCAGTATGTCCTATCGTGCGCATGGTAAGACGCACTCAGTCAACTTTGAACTAGACGATGACTGCACATGGGATGAGGTTTTAGGGCCAATCATTGCCACACTTGAGGCGGCATTTGGATATTCATTTGACCTAGACAAAGAATCACTGGGCATCTACTATCCGGGTAAAGAAGAATGACAGATGAGTATCAAGTCGGAGGTGCTCACTATACTTCAAAGTCTGTCCAACCGTGGCAGGCTATGGAGTCTTGGATGTCTGAAGAACAATTCAAAGGTTTCTTGAAAGGTAACGTTATCAAATACCTAGCCAGATGTGATGACAAGGGCGGTAAGATTGATCTTGAAAAAGCTAAACATTATCTTGACAAACTGATAGAAATGTATTAGAATAGTAGGTTCGATCATGATAACACTAGAAGAACTTAAAGAAAAATTAATCCGGTTGGATGAGGTATCTCTAATGGAGTTGTTAGAAATATCTTCTGAAGACTTGGTGAATCGGTTTGAAGATTTCATCGAAACCAAAGCGGATTATCTTACTGGAGAATTTGATGAAGAAACACCTTGGGATAACGATTGATTATGAAAGAGACTTTCGCCTCAGTGATCAAGCAATTAAACTTATGCATGACTACTATATGCTTGAGCATGAGAAGTCTCCTCAAGAAGCCTTTGCACGTGCTTCAGTGGCTTACTGCTATGGTGACCTTGACTTGGCACAACGTATATATGACTACGCTAGTAAAGGTTGGTTTATGTTTGCGTCACCTGTGCTGTCGAACGCACCTGAACATGGCAGAAGTAACAGCGGCCTGCCTATTAGTTGTTTCCTTACTTACGTGGGTGACAATCTTGATAGCCTTATTGATCATAATGCTGAAGTAGCGTGGCTCAGTGTCAAAGGCGGAGGCGTAGGAGGACACTGGGGAGACGTGCGTGGTATCAGCAACAAAGCTCCCGGTCCTCTGCCGTTTATGAAAGTAGTAGACAGTCAGATGACTGCGTACAAACAAGGGAAGACAAGGAAGGGTAGCTATGCGGCGTACCTAGATATTAGTCATCCTGATATTGAAGAGTTTATTAGTTTTAAAGTACCAACAGGCGGGGATATCAACCGCAAATGTTTAAATTTATTTAACGCAGTGAACATCACTGATGCTTTTATGGAGGCAGTAATTAATGATGAACAATGGAATCTTACAGACCCGCATACAGGAATTGTCAGAGATACAGTCCAAGCTCGCAGACTGTGGCAACGCATCCTTGAAGCTAGGTTCAGAACTGGCAGTCCATACCTTAACTTTATCGACACAGCCAGAAGAGCTTTACCAGAAGCTCAAAGAAAACTTGGACTGTCAATTAATGGCAGTAACCTCTGCAATGAAATCCATCTCCCAACATCTGAAGAACGCACCGCAGTCTGTTGCCTCTCCTCAGTCAACCTTGAAAAGTACAATGAGTGGAGAACAAGCGGCATGGTTGGAGACCTTATCAGATTCTTGGACAACGTGCTTCAATACTTTATTGACAACGCACCAGAACAATTATCAAAAGCTGTCTACTCAGCTTACAGAGAACGTTCAGTCGGTCTTGGAGCAATGGGATTCCACGGATACCTCCAAAGCAAAGGCATAGCATGGGAGTCATGGCAGGCGGCAAGTGAAAACTATGCAATCTTCAAAGACATCAAAGCCCAGTCTCTTGAGGCAACCTACTCGCTCGCTGTGGAGCGTGGCGAATGTCCTGATGGAGTAGGTTATGGTGTTAGAAATATGCATCTGTTGGCTGTTGCTCCTAACGCTAATTCTAGCATTCTATGTGGGTGCTCTGCTAGCATTGAACCACGTATTAGCAACTGCTATGTCCATCGTACTAGGGCCGGGAGTCATACTGTTCGCAATACGTACTTGGAGGAACTTCTAGATGAGTATAACCAGAACACCAAGAAGGTATGGCAAAGTATTCTTGAGAATGAAGGATCTGTACAGCACTTGGAGTTCCTATCCGATGACGAAAGGAATACTTTCAAGACAGCGTTTGAACTGGATCAGACATGGGTTGTGGAGCATGCCGCCAAAAGACAAGAGTTCATTTGTCAAGGACAGAGCGTCAACGTCTTCTTCCCTTCTGGCACGGATAAAGCTCTTGTTAATCAGGTACACCTCAAGGCATGGAAGGAAGGGCTTAAAGGACTATACTATCTCAGAACGACTGCAGGTGTTACTGCGGAGAAGGTTGGGACTAAAGTGGACCGTAATGCATTGAAGGACTTTGAAGATGAGGAAGTCTGTGTGAGTTGTCAGGGATAACATGTTGTCTAAGTTGTAGCTTTTAAGCTACCAATGGATAGCATAGTATACCTATGCAAAGGAGAGAATATGCAAACCAAAGCAGGAACAATTGAAGTCACAGACTATGTTGAACATGAGGATGGTAGTGCAACCTTGGTTGTCGATACAGACCCGGATGCAACAAAGCTGTTGGTTAGTATAGGACTCAGGCGGTTGCTTGAGATGGCACTAGATAAAGAAAATGACCTGTACAAGTTTGAGGATGAAAATGAAAGAGAAGACAACGAACCTATTACAACGCCTGAATCTGATTAAGGACAGTGACCCGTTTAACAAGCGTATCCTGAATGACTGCTTTGACCACTTCCAGACTTTACAACATGAAATAGAAAGACTACAGTACCACAACAATAATCTGATGAATGTTATCTATCAGAACCACTCAGAACTGGAGAAATAAATGTCATTACTGGAGAGTAACGTAACCTACAAACCCTTTAGCTATCCTTGGGCAGTAACGTATGCAACAGAGCATGAGCGTATCCACTGGATTGAGGATGAACTGGAGCTACAAACTGATGTCAACCACTGGAAGTCTGGAGTACTATCGCCACAGGAGAAGTACCATATCACCCAGATTCTGCGGTTGTTCACGCAGACTGACGTGGCAGTCGGGACAAACTACTTGGAGTATTATATTCCCAAGTTTAAGAACAATGAAATCAGGGCAATGCTTACAGCCTTTGCTAGTAGAGAGTTCATCCATCAAAGAGCTTACGCTTTGCTCAATGACACTTTGGGACTTCCTGAAGAAGAGTTCACAGCCTTCTTAGAATATCACCAAATGTCTGCAAAACTGGAGTTCATGTCCGGATTAGACGTAAATTCTATCAGCGGTACAGCCCTTGCAATTGCACGTTCAGTGTTGAATGAAGGTATGTCATTGTTCAGTGCCTTTGCAATGCTGTTAAACTACCAGAGATACGGTAAGATGCCGGGGATGTGTACTGTTGTTGAATGGTCAGTACGTGATGAAAGCCAACACGCTGAAGGAATGGCAAAACTATTTAGAGAGTTCTGTGATGAACATCCACGAATTGTTAATGATGACTTCAAGAAAGATATCTATGAGATGTTCCGTACTGCAGTCAAACTGGAAGATAAAGTTATTGATCTTGCGTATGAGATGGGTGACTTGGAAGGTTTGTCGGCGTCAGAGGTTAAGCAGTACATTAGATATTTGGCAGACCGCAGACTACTCCAACTTGGACTTAAGACTAACTGGAAGGTTAAGGAGAACCCTTTACCGTGGATGGAGGAATTGTTGGGAGGCAGTTCTATTTCTAATTTCTTTGAGAAAAGAGTAACAGACTACAATGCACACGGGTTAAATGGTGAGGATTGGGGATGGTAGTATCAGTGAGGTTTTGGCATGTCTTTGGATTATCGGCGGAATCGGTTGAAGCGCAACCTGTATATGGTCATATGCCGGGTGAGTCAGAAGATGATGCTACTGTTTATTTTTTTGATGGCTATGTTATTAACATCCCATTTGTTAAAATAATGATCGGGGATGTATACGGGTTGGTTGATTAGTTTCACTCTCCAGTGAGTTGCCCCCGCAATGGGGGCTTTTTTACTTTATTTGTTCTTATCGTCCTGTTCCTGTAGGTAATCTTCTAATCCTCCAAACATAAAGTTGTACCACATTGCTAGTAAAGGCAGTGTTGATCCAACAATCGGTGTGTTGCGTAGGATAGGCTCAAAGGACGCTTCACGTGAGGACTCATCACCTGCAAAGGCATCAGCAAACTCTTTAGTCATAGCATCAAACAATGGAGTCGGAGGCATGATGATGTTAGTTGCAAAGCCTTTGATGTCACCACGCTGTAGGTAACGCTCTGAGACGTACTGGTTAAATCCTAGGACTGACAGACCTTCCCACAACATAGCACTAGGGAAGACTTCCATTGCTTCATCACCGCTAGTGATACGTCCCTGCAGTGCATCACGCACAGTCTGAATTGTACCATTAGCCACTGACATAAAGATAGCATAGCGTAGGGCGTATGTAGTTGCCGCACCAATGTTACCTCTTTTGGCCTCCTGTACAATGTTCTTCCGGATGAGATCATACTGCTTTAGAGTAAACGTCTTTAGCATATATGCAATCCTACCGTTAGGACTATCTAGGTATGCTTGAGGTACTTCCGATAGAGTGATTGGCTGTACGTCAGATAGTTCATTGAACAGATGAAACTTAACATTCTCACTGATGTTACCTGATTGAAGATCATTCATCAAGCCTTCAACATCATCGCCATAGATACGTCCATACTTTCTACGGAATGCATCACGGCCTGCTTGAGTGCTAGTCATGGCCTTGCCTTTACGATAGGCGGCATTGATCAAAGTTTCTTTACCAAACTTATCAATGGCTTTAAAGCCTGACCATCTGAACAGTTTGTTCAATGTTCCGCTAGTGTCCTCTAGTTCTTGGACAATACGGTCACGCATACCAATGTCATCTAGCTTGATAGAGCGTCTACCAAACATAGCGGCAATAGTGTTACGCAGTCCATGCATGATAGCCGCTGTTGCAGTATCGCCTAACTGAACCAGTGCTGACAGTGGGTTAGCGATAGTGGTAGCATAGCCTACCTCACGTACTGCCCGGATGAAAGAGCTTGGACTACGTTCACCTTGGATAAACCGTGATTGTAACATCCCAGTTACTTTAGAAATCTGATCTTCAGTGAGTCTACCACTTGCACGTTCATCATCAAGGAGTTTACCTACAGAGTTTTGTATACTAGCAGGGTCATCAAACTTACCAAAGAACTTAGCCTTGGAGATGTTGTGTGATGCTGACCGATAGAAGAACTCTAGTGACTCTTCAGGTGTTGCATAGTAGGGTAGTAGCTCATCAGTGACATCATCGATCACACGGCCTTTACCGTAGCTTGAAGCCTTGATAGTTACTTTACCTTGGATTGGTGTAGTCAGTACGTTGTTAATGACAGCAGATCGAGTAAGAGGATCAAGCTGTTCAATACTTACACCTTCTTTGGTAGCTCTGTCCTGTAAAGCCTGACGTACTTGGTTGCGTGGAGTAGCATCTAACTGACCCATCAAACCTTCATAGTCCTTGACAAGTCTAGGCCAGTACCCTGCAGGTGCATCCTCTAGATCGTACCCTGCTTTAACTAGATCATCCTTGACTGAGTTAATCTTTGCTGTAACTCTGCGTAACTCAGGTACTAGGTCAGGAGCTTCACGTCTCAATATGTTTTCTGCAATGTCAAACCTACGGTTAAACAACGCCATCGACAGATCATTCTTAGCCTGTCCTTGAATCTTTAACATACCTTGCACTAGAGGGGCAGACTCATCATACAAATCTGCAGTCATCTTTTTAGAATCAAACTCAAACTTACGGAGCTTGGTTGCAATTGGTTGACTGATACTAGCAATACGGGTGTGCAGAGTACCAAGAATATAATCCATACCTTGGCCTACAGAGTTCATTGCTTTACCGACAGCAGTTCTTGGCTCTGTACGTGCAGGCTGTACTGTTTGATCGACTGCCGCAACCCCTGCCATCTCCCGTTCAGCACGTCTTGCCGCCGCTTGACGCATAGCAATGTTGATGCCACGTAATGCAGGTAAAGCTATACCGCCGCCTACTGCTCCTAGAGCGATGTTCGCACCACGGTTAGTACCCTGCTCCAGTTCAGGTATTAAAGACCCGTACAGGCCACCAGAAACAGCACCAGAGGTAGCAAGCTGTGCTGTTGTACCACCACCTAATGCGGCTACACCTCTAGCGGCTACTGTTCCTGCTCTGGTGAGTGCCGCTGTACCCAATGCAGTTGCACTACCGGCAAGCATAGCGACTGTGCCTAACACTGGGTTATCTGCTGACGCAACCTCTGCACTATCTTTAAAGAACTGTGCCTTCTCTTCATCCAGATTAATATCAAACATACCGATATTTTCTAGAGCTTCAGCAAGTCCAAGGATTGGTTCCATTGCATAGTAAGCAAATGTATCACCAAAGCCTGTTTGCTCTTCTAACTGACGTGTGTACTCCTGAGCACCGATGTTAGCCCAATACTCTTTAGACTCTCCCATGCTCTCATCATATTCTAACTTCTGAAAAGAACCATCAGGAAATCTTACAGTCTCACCATCAAGTAACTGTTGCTCAATCTTACCTAGTACCCTGCCTTGAGCAGTCTCTGTATTAGAGGGGATTACAGCATCACGATCCTCAGCAAGCTCTGCTAAACGTGACTCTTCTAGTATCTGCTCTAGTGGGTTGAGATTGATTCCTTCAGACTTGAGGAATTGTTCAACCAGTGTTGCCATTAGGCCGCCGCCCCTTCTACTGCTCGATCTCTTTCAGTATCTACATCTTGTTTCTTGAGTGCAGGATTGTTTTTAGGTTTCTTAGCGTTTTGCGCTTTCTTTAATTCTTCAGACAATTGCTTCACAGCTTGCTTCAGTGCATCCAATCTGGAAATCTTAGGATCACGGGCTTGTATATCTTCAGCCAACTGAGCCGCCGCCGCTGTAATACTACCGGCTTTTTCAACATCAACACTGGTAACCAATCCAAACCATTCTGATTTACTAGCAAGTGCTTCAATTTGTTTTTGGATACTAGGAGTAGCTTTAACAATACCATCATAGACAGCAACAAGCTCTTCAGTAATTGTTCTAGCTTTATCACCTTCTACAATTTGACGCTCTTGTTCAAGCAACTCTAGAATATCTTGATCAGGATCTAATGCCAACACTGCTAACTCACGCAGTCTTGGATCAGTACTATTACCTAAACGCTCTGCTACTGCTTTACGTCTTGCTGTATCTTTAGCCGCATCTGCTAGACCTTTAGCACGTGTTTCAAATGTTTCTGCAAGATCAAAACGTCCTGCCGCACGTAGTTGCTCTGCTAACTTCAATAACTCTTCAGGCTTCTTAGTACCACCGGCTTGAAGTATTCCACGTGTCTGAGCTTGAACACGCTCTTCAGGTGTCATTGATGCGACAGCTAACTCACGTGATAACTCTTGGTTTCTACCATCTGGAATAAAAGTACTTAACTCTCTAGGTGTACCTGTAGTCATACTGCGTGTATCAATCGGAGTTACAATACCATCTTGTCTAGTTGTCCCTGAAGGGATAGCACCGGCGATAGAAGATAAACCTAGCAAACCACGCTGACGCATCTGTTCAGCCATTGGAGCTTGAGCTACCATAGACTGTTGAGCCAGACCAGTCAATAAGCCCGGCAGTGCTGTAGTTGCAGGACCACCGCCCATTAATTGTGCTCTAGCCCTTGCACTCTCACGGAGTTGATCAAAGCGTTCAGCACGTAGTTGCTCTGGGGTCTTGAGCAAATCCCTAATTAAACTGTTGTCAGCCATGATAACTCCTAGAAGTACCCAAGTACACGTTCAAAATCTGATTTTTGTGTTTCAAATTGTCCAGTAGCAGGGTTGTATTTAGTACCGCCTGCAAACAATCCAGACAGTGCATCAGCCAATGATTGTACACGTGCCTGTTCAAGTCCTGCAACTGCTGTATCAGCCGCCGCTTGAGTTTCAAGACCTGCAATACCACCCTTATACAATGCCTCTGACATACCCTGCTGTGCTCCTTGAGCAATGTTAGCAAGATTGACTGCAGGTTGCATAGCCGCTGTCATCTGAGCTTGTGGTAGGTATCCTGCACTTAAGAGTCCCTGAATGTTCTGGATATTCTGACCGGCTAAAGAGGGTGCGGTAGTCATTGCAGATAATAAGTCAGCAGACTGCTGTTCTTGTATGGCTTTTTGCATAGCTAGTTGTTCAGGTGTACCGCCGTATGCCGCTGTAGTTACATCACCACGTCCCTGAGCAAACAACCGATTCTCTAATGCTTGTTGTTGACGCTCAAGTTCAGGCTGACGCATTGCCTGCATCTGGCTAAAGAGATCCTGCGCTGTTGGAGTTACACCACCAATCTGACCAAGAGCCTGTTGTAGTAATCCTTGTTGAATAGCCTGTGGAGTTTCTGCAAGCTGTTGCGTTACTGCTCCACCCGGTCCAACCTGTGTTGTACCTGTGCCAGTAGTTACAGCAAACGGTTGAAACTCTGCCGCCTGTGCCGCCTCTTGCCCAATTGTTTTTGCTTGACCTGCAAGAGATGGCCCCTGTTGCTTTAGATAATCAATAATATCCTGTGATGCTTCATATGGCAGGTATGCTGTAGCAAGTTGACCTGCTCCTCCAAGCAATCCTGTCAACTGATCGGACAATGGCATTAGTAAGTTCCCCCATCAATAGTCCCTGCAGTGAGGGTTCCTGTCACTGTTACAGTCGGTGCAGTTACCGTACCTGTAAATGTTGGTGATGCTGAATCTGATTTAGTAGCAACTGCTGTCGCAATTGCATCAAACTCATCATCAATTTCACCGCCTTTAATAATCTTGGCAGGGTTGCCCGATGCCAAAGAATCCTTGACAGTAAAGTTTGTTGTCTTAGTATAGTTTGACATTAGATAGTCCTTCCAATAATAGCTTGCGCTGTTAGTCTCTGAATAGATACTTGAGACCCATTAATTTCTGCTTCAACACCAAGTTGTACTACTTGACCACCACCACTAGCATTTACTGTTGGGCGGTTTACCAAGACACCGGCATTAAATTCACCAATGTTATATTCTGCAATGTTGTACTCAGCTAATACTTGAGTAGATAATGTAAAGCGTTTCTTTTTATATGCATAGGAGTAATCATAACCCCAGTTAAGAGTTACATCCGTAGCACTACCACCAATTACTGTGATCTTAAGATTTTTAAGTAACTTAAGATTTGATGGAGAACCAAAGTCAATGTAGTTAGTGAAGTACGACATCTGGTATGCTGTACCATTATCACTATAGCCCGTGTATTTTGCAATACCTAACGTTTTACCTAGCAACAAATCACCGTCTCTAGTTCTACATAGGGCTTGAGGTCCGATAGTATCCCATTGTGTTACTCGATGAGAACCATCCTGAAGTGGTGCTCTCATGTCAAAACAGTAGGTGATATTAGTGGTAGGTAAGTGAAGTAAATAGAATGCTTCTTCTGGAGAGTAAATAGAGAAGATGGGTTCTGCTTCTGTTTGTAAAAAAGATGTAAGCTCAGTACGAATGTTTTTAGATATGTCAGTAAGCGGTGCAGACTTCTCTTGAATGGTACGTTGTAAACTACGTAGTCCAGAGTCAGATAAAAAGATAAGGTCTGTTCCAGTCACCTGTACAGAGTCACGAGCAATACAGCCAACACCAACAATAGTATCAGCAATACGCATAGTCGCAGGATCTTCTGCCCCTTGATACAAAAGTATTTGACGCTTACCAAAGATAGCTAAAATACCGTTATGCACAGCTAGTGCAGTAATTTCATCAGCACCATCAGGCCATACTTTAGATACATCTATAGAACCAGAGCTACCAGTGTCCCACTTGAATCCTGTAAGCAAGTCACTCCAGTACACTGTGGTATTATTGGTTGACGTTTTGGCAACCCAGAGTCTACCAAATCCAGACTGCACAATATTGCCAGAAGGTACAGTACCGGAGTAATCCGGGTGTGCGCTAACTTCATCACAGGTTGTCCCATTATAGTAAATAGGATCAGACCCTTCACGGAACAAGTAATGTACTCCGTTTAAAGTAGCGTGATCGTATAAACCATCTGACACCGTATGTGATGCAGGGGTAATATCTGTGAGTGTTGTTGTACCTTTGTAGATATTTGTTGCAGATGCGCTAATAATCTCTGTAGTTCCATCAGACTTAACAAACTCAGAAATCATTACAATATCATCAGCACCTGATGTAGTCTCATAAGACCAACCTTTACGAGCACCAATACGTCCAAACTGGTCAATGACAC